GGGCTTGATGTGACTGTTATCCCCAGCATGGTGCAGTGGAATTAGCCATGCAACACCTCTATAGCCTCATCCAAGACGGCATCGTAAGCCTGCAGCAGATGCCTACCCACAAGCTACGCCAGATAGCCCAAGAGACTACCGACCAGCGCGTGCGTGACCTAGTTGGCCATATCATTATGTACGAGCGTAGCTACGTGCAGGGCCGGGTGCGCCGTCATGCCTGACCTCACCCCCTACATTCCCGTTGGCCGACCCGTCAGCGAGTTCCTGCGCGAGAGCAGCACCGGGCTTGATGACCCGCGTGGCGGGTTCATGGAGGAGATGGCCGCTGCCGGGTTCACCCCACCCCGTGTGCTGCGCATCGGCAAGCTGGAGCGGGTTGACGCACCCGGCGACACCAAGGGCAAGCTGACTGGCTGGTACGTCTACAACGAGTTCCAAGACGGTGACCGAGTGCTTGGCGTTGGCGTCTACGGCTCATGGCGTGGCGCGCCGGAGAAGGTAACGTGGGTGAGCAAGGCGACCAGCGCCATGAACGAGGCCGAGCGAGTGAACTACAACCACCAGCTTGAGGTCGCCCGGCAGCAGCGTGAGCTAGAGCAGCGCGAGATGCACGCGACCGCTGCCCGTGAGGTGGTGGAGATGCTGGCCACTACCGAGCCGTGCCCAGACAGTCACCCGTACCTCAAGCGCAAGGGAGTCAAGGCGCTTGGCCAATGCCGCGTGACCAGCAACGGGCTCTTGGCCCTACCGATGCTCACGGTTGATGGCAGTGTGGCGTCCTGCCAGTATATCCACCCGGACGGCACCAAGCGGTTCAAGACCGGGGGGCGCAAGCGGGGGTGCTTCTACCCCATCCCCGGCGATGACGCGACCGTGTACCTGGTTGAGGGCTATGCCACCGGGGCCAGTGTGCACGCCGCTACCGGCGCGCTGGTGTATGTGGCGTTCGATGCGGGGAACCTGTACGAGGTGGCAACGGCGGTGCGTTCGCTGCACCCCAACAGCCGCTTGGTGGTGGCCGCTGACGACGACCAGTTCAGCGTGGGCAACGCCGGGCGTACCAAGGCGATGCAGGCCGCCGAGGCCATCGGCGGCGAGTGCGCGTTTCCGACCTTCACGCCGGAGCAGTTGGCTGCCAAGCCGACTGACTGGAACGACCTGCACGCGCTGGCCGGGCTGGCTGAGGTCAAGCGGCAGTTGAAGGGGCTTCCCACCGTCTACAAGGTGCCTGCGCCCGCTGCCACGGGCACGGACGCGGTGCCGCCCCCGGTTGGCGTGCTGCGTGATCTGGTTGACTACTACAATGCCACCTCGGGCAACCACCAGCCGCTGTTCGCCGTGCAAACGGCGCTGGCCATCACCAGCGTGGTGCTAGGCCGCAGCTTCGCCACCAACCTGGGCAACAGGCCGATGCTGTTCCTAATGAACCTTGGCAAGAGTGCCACAGGGAAGGAACACGCCAAGCGGACGATTGAGAAGGTGCTGGAAGCGTGCGGTGAGGGCGGTCTGATCGGCCCGGACGGCTACACTGCTGGTAGTGCAGTGTTCTCAGCGCTGGTGGAGCGCCCACGGCATATCACGGTGATTGATGAGTTCAGCAAGTATATTCACGCAGCGCAGTTTAAGAACGGCAACAGCCACCTGATGGAAGCCAACAGCCAGATGATGCAGGTGTTCGGGCGTGGTGATGGCATCTTGAGACCTAAGAGCTACAGCACCATTGGTCTAGCCAAGGATAAGCGGGCAGAGTTGAGCAACCTTAAGGTGGTGGCACCGCATATCACGCTGTTGGCTATGAGTACGCCGGATGACTTGTTTGAGAAAATTGACTTCGCCAGTGTCAAGGATGGGTTTCTAAATCGCTTCTTGGTCTGCACCAGCGAAACCCCGCGCAGTGTGCGGCGGCATAAGGAACCGCTGCCCGTGCCGCAACGGGTGCTGGACTGGTGCGCGACCATTGCCCTGCGCCGAGGCACGGAGCCGGATAGCGCGACCGAGGAGCCTCGCACGCATACGCTGGTGTTTGCGCAGGAGGCGGTGGAGATGCAAGAGACGTTCCAGCTTGAGTGCATCCAGCAGGCGGAGAAGCTGGAACGGTTCGGCTTGGCCGAGATGCCGATGCGGGCCAACGAGATAGCCATGCGAGTGGCGCTGATTCACGCGCTATCCCGTGACCCGCAGGCAGAAGGCGGCGCTGCTCGCTATCCGTAACGCGGGTGAGGCTGGTATCACGACCGCCAGGATGCAGGTTGACAAGCCGTTTAGCACCTACCGCGAGAAGGACTTGAAAGAAGTTTTGAAGGCGTTGGAAGAGGCCGACCTGGTCTACAAGGACGCCAGCAAAAATGGGAACCGTGGCCGCCCGGTCACGGTGTATTATGCAAGTGGGGAGTGACGATATGGAATGGCAGGCGATTGAGACAGCGCCAAAGGATGGTATTTGGGTTCTTTTATATGAAAATAATTTTTGGCATGTTTGTGCGTGGTGCGAATTATCCAAAAGTTGGGAGGATAAAGAATCGTTTATGTCATCTCTTTTTAACCCCACTCACTGGTCTCCATTACGCAAACCAATAAACAAGCAAGGAGAATAACAACGTGGTCACAGAGCTTCACAAAGACTTATTTGCCGTCATTCTTAAGCATTGGGGCGAGTATGACAGCATCACCAAGACAACGCCGCATTGGAATCAGATGAACCGCGCGATTGCCGAGACTATGTGTCTCTGGTCTTTTTTGATGAATCGCGGCAACCAATGCAGCGCCTCTGAGCGGATTGGCATTAACCGCAATACTATGCGCACTTACTTGCGCGATGTTTTGGGTGAAATTCCTAAATCCAGCATTACCGACCGCCGCCAATATGCCAAGAGTATTGGCCTATGGTAAGCCGCACGACTCCCGAAGGCGCCGTACAACATGCCGTGCTAGACTATCTGGCACGGCTTGAGTTGCAGGGCAAGCTGATATTTTGGCGCACTAACAACACGGGCGTATGGGATGCGCGGCGACAGTGCTATCGTAAACCACAAGGGCCAGGCGCACGGCTTGGCGTGCCCGACATCATGGTGGTGGTGCCGCCGCTTGGCAGACTAGTAGCGCTAGAGTGTAAGGCACCTAAAGGCGTGCAGAGCAAGCCCCAAGAGGGCTTCCAGCGTGCGCACGAGGCGATAGGCGGCATTTACGCGGTGGTGCGCAGTTTGGCAGATGCCGAGGCGGCGTTGAGCCAAGCCTTAACATCGGACAGGGCGTAGCGGATGGCACGGCTACCGACCCGCTGCCAGCGCGGCCCCTTGCCCTGCACGCGCCACAGCTTGATGGTGATTGGCTTTAATCCTAGCATTTCTGCCACTTCGCGGGTTGTTAAATGTTTTTCCATAAAAATAACCTACCATAACCTTTTAGGGGTTGACAAGTAGGGTTATGGTGGGTTATAACAGGGCCAGAAAGGAGAATAACAACATGACTGAAACGACGACACCAAGCCTACAGGCAGAAGTTAAACGCCTGCACGAGCTACGCCTGCACATTGACGAATTAAAGCGCGTGGAAAAGATGATTGAGGCTGACATCCTAAGCCAATCCCGCGACATCATCGCGGCGCAGCTTGCCGATGCGCCTTACGGCGCTGGCACTGCCACGCTGGATGTGGAGGGCTACAAGACCAAGGTGGTGGTGAGCAAGCGCCCCAGCTACGATCAAGCTGGCCTGGCCGCCATACGCGACCAGCTTATCGCCGCAGGGCAGGACGCCAACGAGTACATCAGCGTCAAGTATGATGTGGCCGAGGCTGCTTACAAGCAGTGGCCCAGCAGCTTGAAGGCGATGTTTGAACCTTACCGCACTGTTGAGGTAAGCAAGCCAACCATTAAGATTGAGGTATAACATGACCCAGCCAGTTCAGACGGGCCACCCCCGTATCACCAACACCAACGCCGTAGCTGCACAGCACATCAAGGTGCTGGTGCATGGCCCAAGCGGCGCTGGTAAAACGCGCTTATGCGCCACCACAGGCGGGCGCCCGTTGATTATCAGCGCGGAGAGTGGCCTGCTTTCGCTGCGTGAGTATAGCTTGGACGTGTGGGAAATTAAAAACTACACCGACTTGGCCGAGGTGTTCACTTTCCTGCGCACTGATACCACCTACGATTGGGTTTGCCTTGACAGCATCAGCGAGATTGCCGAGGTTGTATTGGCGGCTGAAAAGGCGCTGACCAAAGACCCGCGCAAGGCTTACGGCGAGATGCAGGATAAGATGGTGGCACTTATCCGCAGCTTCCGCGACCTGCCGAAAAATGTTTACATGGCAGCCAAGCAAGGCAAGACGAAGGACGAGATGACGGGCGCGGTGATGTATGGCCCCAGCGCACCTGGGCAGAAGATTGCCGAGTCGCTACCGTATTTCTTTGACATCGTACTGTCCCTGCACAACTGGAAGGATGAAGAAGGCAACTACAAGTCAGCCTTCCAAACGCGCCGCGATGCGCAGTACGAGGCTAAAGACCGCAGCGGCGCCCTTGCCCCTGTCGAGCCTGCCAACTTGGGTGCATTACGCACCAAGATACTAGCAACCACCACAACCAAGGAGCCCCCCCATGCCTAACCTACCTACCAACATCGCAGGCCAGTCTGTTGAGGAAGTCCTCGCCAACGCTGGAAGCGGCACAGTCCTTATTCCCGAAGGTATTTACAAAGCCATGGCCGTTGAAGGCACGCTAAAAGACACGAGCAGCGGCGGCGTGATGCTAGTGCTTAAGTTCGTCATCACCGAAGGGCAGCATGCCAACACGGAGATTACCGACCGCTTGAACATTGTGAACAGCAATACCACCGCGCAGAAGATTGCGCTGGAGTCGCTGGCCCGCATCGCCAAAGCCGTTGGCCTTGACCGCACGCCACAGAACAGTGACGCGCTGCTGCGCAAGCCGCTGCTGATTGAGGTTAAAACCGAGGCTGGCAAGCCTTGGGTTAACAACAACGGGGAAACTGTGGAAGGCAAGGACAAAAGCGTCATTGAAGCGAAGGGCTATAAACCTTCACTGACTGGTGCAGCAACCCCTGTGGCAACCCCTGCCGCTGGCACCGCAACCCCGCCTTGGATGCTTTGGTCTTGCTATCGGTGCTTGGCTATCTGCCAACCGCATGAGCCGCTTGCAAGAGGAGGCCACGCTGCACAAGACCGCAACCGATGAGCTTATGCTGCTGCGCGCTCGTGTGCGCGCCGTTCAGGATAAGGGCACGCCAACAGGTAAGGATGTGGTGTACAGCATCCAGCAGCCGAACGGGCGCTACGGCAAGTTCACACTACCACGGGTGTAGCCATGCCCCAGCTACCCCAGCCAGAGTGCCCCACCATCTTGAACGCTAAGGCGGTGGCGGAGTTTACCCAAAAAGAGGAGCGCCGTGATTACATCGGCGCTTCTCTGATTGGGCACCCTTGCGCTCGGCATATTTGGTATCGCTACCACGGATACCCTAGTGAGCCATTTGACGCGGACAAGTTCGGCGGCCATGTGGATGGTATCATTAAGGGCCTTGTACAAGCGCCTAAAACGCCGCACGTGCTTGAAGTGAAGTGCGTAGGCGAGAAGGGTTTTGCCGAGTTTAAGAAGCTGGTGTTTGAGTACGGCGAGAAGCGGGCGCTGGAGCAGTGGAACAGCAGTTATTACAGCCAAGCGCAGGTGTACATGAGGTACTTTAATCTTGACCGCCACTACCTTGTGGTGGCGCTGGCGGGTGGCCGCGATATGGCGGCGTGCCGCACGGAGTTTAACCCGGAGTATGCCGAAAAACTGGTGGACAAAGCCGAGCGTATTCTGCAGGCTACAACGGAGCCTGCGCGGGTGAGCGATAAGCCTGACTTCTATCAGTGCCGTTGGTGCCCTTTTAAGGAGATATGCCATGGAAAAAAAGAAAATCCACCCACGGGTGAGTGAGCACGCCTTGTTGCGTTATCTTGAGAGAAAATATCAGATTGATGTTTCTGTTTTTAGAAAACTGATGATGACAAATGACGTTTACAAGGCTATTAAAGCTGGTGCAAAAATGGTTAGGATTGACGGCATTGAATTTCGTGTTGCTGATGATGGTATGATTACAACGGTCATCAAGCGATGAAAACCCTCGCCCCCCACCAACTCGCCGCCGCCCTAAGCCCGTTTGACTGGTTCGCCCAAGGCCGCACAGGCAACCCGCTGATTGTGGCCCCTGTGAGCGCAGGCAAAAGCCTCATTATGGCGGAGATTATACGCCGCATTCATGAGCAAGCCCCGCGAACGCGCATCGTAAGCCTGGCGCACGTCAAGGAGCTACTGCAACAGAACACCAACGAGCTACGCGAACACTGGCCAGAGGCGGATTTTGGGTTTTACTGCGCGGGGCTTGGGCAAAAGCGCCTGCACAACGATATCACGTTCGCCAGCATCCAAAGCGTGCATAGCAAGCTGGCTGCATTTAACCGCCCGCCGCAGGTGATTATCATCGACGAGTGCCACCTCATCTCACACAACGATGCCACCACCTACCGCCGCTTTATAGACGCCTGCCGCACGATTAACCCTAGACTGGTGGTGCTGGGCCTCACCGGCACTCCCTTCAGATCAGACAGCGGGAGACTGGATGAAGGCGCTGATAGGCTGTTTGATGGCGTTTGTTATGAAATCAGCATGCGCTGGATGATTGAGCAAGGCTACTGGTGCCGCCCTGTATCGCCCAAGCTGGCCACACGCATGAGCGTGGATGGCGTGGCGGTAAGCCGTGGCGACTATGTGGCCAGCCAGCTTGAGAAAGCTGTTGATATAGACGCCACCACACAAGCCTGCGTTCGGGAGACCCTGCAGCACGCCGCAGGGCGCAAGAAGTGGCTGGTGTTCACCGCTGGCGTGACCCACGCCGAGCATGTCCGCGATGCCTTCCGCGCCGCTGGCGTGAGCGCCGAAATGGTGACGGGCGATACCGACCGCGCCGAGCGTGACGCCATACTGGCCCGCTACCGCCGCGGCGAGTTCACGGCGCTGGTGAACGTGGCGGTTCTAACTACGGGCTTCAATGTGCCAGATATTGACTGCCTCGTGTTCATGCGCCCCATGCGCAGCCCCGTGCTGTATGTACAGTGCATCGGGCGCGGGGTGCGGGTGACGGCTCCCGTGTACGGCATGGCTACGGCAGAGGAGCGCTTGGTGGCGATTGCAGCCAGCAACAAGCCAGACTGCCTAGTGCTGGACTTCGGCGGCGTGGTGGCCGAGCTTGGCCCTGTTGACCAGATTGAAGTGCGCAAGCGCCCAGCCACAGGCAAGGCAGCCGATGGCACGGAGCAGGTGGAGGCCAGCCCGTTTAAGCGCTGCCCTAGCTGTGGCGGGCTATGCGCCACGCAGGCGCGGTACTGTCTGTCCTGCGGCTATGCGTTCGCCACCGAAGGGCTGAACAAGAAAGCTGGCGACAAGGCAATTATCAGCACGGACGCCGAGCCAGAGGTTTACGATGTGTTCAGCATGAAGTGCGAACGTCATATCAAGCGCGATGATATTGACAACGACCTTGAAGGCAAGCCGCTTAAATCACCGCCCAGCTTAAAGGTGACGTACAACACTATAGGTGGTAGCTTTTACGAATATATCTGCTTTGAACACCATATCTACGAGCCTGGCGACCCCAAGAGGTTTGCCTGGGATAAGGCTGTCCAGTGGCATAAAGCGCGGATACCCGACCTAAAGCCGCCGATTAGCGTGCGGGAGGCGCTGGCCATGGGCTACCCCAGCAATGCGCCCAGCCATATCACGATACGGCGGGAGGGCAAATATGCCCGTGTGATTGGCTATGAATGGCGCAAAACTGCCACACCCCCACCGCCTAGCCATTTTGGGGATGAAATTCCTTTCTAACACCCCTTGACAGTGGGTTGTTTTGGGTTATATTAGGGCCAAGAGAAAGGAACAACAACATGAACAACCAACCGACCTACACTTGGGCTACTGCCCGCAACCAGCAGCCACGCCGCGATTACACCAGCTTTATTCTTGGCAACTTTGACCGCTTGACGCTGGCAGTTGTGGCTGCTGTAGCTGTAGCCGTCACGTTGATGAATTGGGGGGTGCTTTAATGGATTTCGGCAGTGACAACTACGCTCCCGTGCCAGATGTGCGCGAGGTTAAAGTGGTTGAGTATGAAATCGTTGACAGAGACGGCGCCGAATACCGCCAAGTTTACGAGAACGCTATTGCTTTGGCACAGAAACAAGCGGCTAAGATGGGCGGCATTGTGACAGTCACCGCCCTACGCGATGACGGCAGCAGCGTTGAGGTCGCCGAGTATTTTGGCGATGAGGGCGAAGTCACAACGGAGTATTGCAAGAGTGAGGATGAGTGCTATGCGTAGCTTCGCCCTGCTGGCCGCTTTGGCCCTTACCGCCTGCGCCACCAGCCCGACCTATCAGGCTGCGGCCGCGGTAAACGCCCAGGTCAACGCCGCCATTACCTACACCGAGGACGCCGAGCAGTATGGCCGCCGCGACGTGTGGGCGGTCGATCCCGCCAGCGGGAAGGGCGACTGCGAGGATTTTGCGCTCACCAAGGTGGCCATGCTGCAGGCCCGAGGTATTGCTGCCGAGGTCGGTATATGCATGGGCAGCCCGTACCACGCTGTGGCGCTGGTGCAGGATGGCCCCACCACTTGGGTGCTGGACAACCGCCAGAACCGGGACGCTGACGGCCAGTACCGCAGCGTGGTAGTGAGCAATGCGGATTACCCTTGTAAGGTTTGGCTGCAGCCCGAAACCGTGGCGCGCATTCGGGCGGAGCGTTTGATTTAACAACGAGAAGAATAAATAAATGAACTTACGATACATAATCCGCGATGGTGAGAAAGTTTTACAGCAGTCTCATATAGAATATTCTTTATCTGGCAATTTAAGCGAAATGGTTTTTGATAAGATGCCAACTTTAGTCTGGTCTGATGTTGGCGAAATTCCATGTGTAGATGAGATAACCAACGATAAGAAACTCTAATGCCTACACCATCAGATGACGCCTTAGAAGCGATCGACGCTATTAAACAAAGAAACAATGGCAATGTCATACTGCGTGACTATGAGGCCGTAGCGCTTGATGAATATATCCAATCACTGCACGCCAAATTAGCAAACCGCGACACCGCCCTAAACGAAGCCCTCCTAGAAGGGGCACGGGCGATGCGTCAACACATTAAAGAAATGCACCAGCGCCCGTTAATGGGTGTGGGTGAGGATATGTGGGAATACGATGCACATTTGGATGCCGCTATAGATGCCCTAGATCCACAACAGGTAATCAATGAAAGAAAATAACATGCAAGCATTTCACAACAAACCAGAGTTAAAAGCCCAAGCTATTGCAGAAATGCAGGCTCATATTGCTGCTGACCAGCTTATAAAGGGTCAATATTGGGAAGATGGCAAGGGTTGTTTTATCGGTTGCGCAGTTAAAAATAAGGGCCAAAGGAGCTGGCACGACACTTTTCAGGAACTTTATGGCATTGATAAGCGCCTCG